GCGGGAAAACTAGTTCGTTGCGCGGAGCCGGAAGATCTCAATCGCCTCGCGGATCGGGACCCCGGTGAGTTCGTCAGGTATCTGCGGTGGGGTCGACTGCTCCCACCGGATCGGGCCGCAGGACAGGCCGGCGATGACCGGGCGGACGTCCAACAGTTGGGTACGGACGCGTTGCGCCACGGCGATCGCGGCGACCTCCGCGTCTTCCGGTGTGGCACCCGGTCCGCCGCCGACGCAGTAGCAGAACCACCGCGCCACCCACACCCCGGAGCGGCCGTTCAGCGCGTTGTCCGGGTCGTCGGAGGGCCGGTCCACGGTGGTGCGGACCACCACATACGGCGGATCCGGCGTCGGGGATGGTGCGCCACCGCGGTACACCGTCAGCGACGCATCCGCTTGCAGCAGCGACACACCGGCGGAGGCGAGTGCCTGATCCAGTCCGTCAGTCATCGGGATCCCTGACCGGACCCTCGACCGGGGTGTGGTCGCCCTCGAGCAGCCGCGCCCCGACGTCTTCCAGGTACCGCGCGGTCGGTTCGAGTTCGGCGTCCAGTGCTGGGGACAGGTGCGGGATCGGCGGGCTGTGCGACGTGCCGAGTTCCACGTAGGAGCCGAGGCCGCCCTGCCTACGGTCGCGCCGTGGCCCGATCTCACCGGTGACCGTGGTTCCGTCGACGGTGACCTCGTAGGAGATGGAGCGCGGGTAGTGCGGCAGGTAACCCCTGGGGCTGGCCGCGCGGACGATCCGCTGCGCGTCCTTCTTCACGTTGTTCGAACCTTTGCCGATGACCTTCTTCGTCTGCTCGACGATGGTTTCCTCGGCGGTCTTCAGGTCGGCGATGAGGTCGGACAGGCCCTCCGCGTGAGCGCCCATCAGCCGGCCACCTCAACCACGCCGAACCGGGCGGCGGTCATCTGGGTGTCGCTGGGCTTTCCGCGAACATGGAACTTCCGACCCACGAGGGCGGGCATCAATGCGGACGCGGTGATCGTCACCAGGTCGTCTATTTCCACCCCGGTCGTGGCCGCCGGCAGGGACAGCACTGGGTGCTGGGTGTATTCCTGCGCCTCTCCAACAGTCAACGGGCGGGCGACAGCGGTAGGTAGCTTGAGCCGGCACGACCCGGTGTAGACGGTGGTGTAGGTCGGGGTGACGACACCCGTTTCGGGGTCGGTCGTGGACCCGGAGCGGCGTTGGATGGTGCAGGTGTCTTCTTGCAGCTCCTGCGCCTTGACGCGGCCGCGGAGGGTAACGGTGTGCGCTGACACGGCACCCCCTCAGCAAGGTTCCTGGGTCACTCCGGTATCGGGTCGTACGGTGGTTCCACCGGCGAGCGGGTGAGTAATACCGGAGAACGGCCGAGGCGTGATGCACGGCGACACGGACCCCGGGTCCGGGTTCGGGCTGATCACCATGGTTCGGTGCGTGGGTCGGATGGCCGCGGCGATGACGAGCGAGGATGGCCCGGTACTGGGTACCGGCGGCAGCCCGACGGGCGGGAACAGTACCAAGCTGGTGGTCTGTGGAATCAGCGGCCGAGTGACAACCAGAGACGCCGGTGGTGCCATGAGGCCGGAGTCCGGGTTCGGCGCCACCACCACCGAACGAACCGCGGGCGGTCGCACGACCGTGACAACAACGGCACTTGGACCGTTGTTGGCCGGGGTTCCGGTTCCCGGGTCCGGGTTCGGTTGGACAATGAGGACCCGCGACGACTGCAACTGCTGGATGGACACCACGAGCGCCGGCGGAGCCGGGACCGCTGCGACGGGACCGTAGGGGGCCAGGACGATGGCGCGGCCGGCCAGCGGTGGCGGTTTTACCGGCGTTGTCAGAGCGGGCGGAGCCGGGACCGCCGCGACCTGGCCAGTGGTCGGCGCCAACACGACACCCCGGCCGAGCTGCGGCAGCCGCGGTGGCGACGCGGTGACCGCGGTCGGGGCGGAGCCTCCGGCGACCGAAGGTGTGAACGTCAGGACGATGACGTACCGGTCGAAGTAGTCGTTCGTCCACGACACGGACGGGCTTTCACTCGCCGTCCCCGCCCCGGTCTTGTACCCGGAGATCCCCGCCACAGCGACCCGGCTGACCAACTGGTCGTTGGTGTAGCCACTCGACCAGCTCGGGGCGGTTGCCGCTGAGCCGCCGGGGGTGTGTAGCGCGGCGAACACGGCGATGAGGTCGTTGTTCGACGCCAGCGTGCCTGTCGACACCGCAGGGGTGGAGCTGCCGGTCGACCCGTCAACGTGTGCGTTGGCCGCGACATCAAAGGAGCTGGCGCCCTGCCACCGTTGCCAGATCAGATCGGTGTCGAAGTTGCCGTTCGTTGTGACAGTGACGGTGGAACCTTCACCGCCGGTGGCGATCCGGTAGTAGCCGTATGCGCCCTGCGAGTTGACGAATGACCCGTTCGTCGGCAGGGTGAATCCGCTGGGTGTGGTGACCGTGGTGTCGCTGTTGACGAACAGAATGTCCAGGTCGCCAGCGGATGGTGCGCCGGACGGCAGGGTGTAGACGTGACCGGTGTTGCCGTCCGCGAAGTTCGCGGTCGCGGAGTTGACCAGCGTCCAGGTCACGCGCCCACCCCGCTGATCAGATAGCGATACCGGTCAGGTGTTTGGCGTTGAACCAGAAGTCGTTGGTCGCGGACTGGGTGGCGGCGTTGTTCGCGATGTCCGACAACTTCTTCAGGTCGGTGAACGCCGCCCGCAGGGTGGTGATGTCCCCGGCGCCGTAGCCCAGGGTGGTCAGCGTGGCGTCGGGCAGGACGGTGGTGTCGTCCAGGAGCGCCTTGAACGCCACCACGTCCTGCAGAGCCTTCCGAACGCCCATGACGAGCGCGCCCATCCGGTTGTCGAGCGAGGTCTTGTCTACCGGGTAGCCGGCGGACACGTCAGCACCGCTCGAAGATCATCGTTGCGCGGGCGTTGACGCTCGACTGCGACGTGCAGCGGATCACGAACGAGGTTGATACCGCGGTGTCGAGACCCTGGCCGAAGGCGTAGTCGCGGATGACCAACCCACCGTTCGGGGGGACGGTGAAGCTGTCCACCGGCGTGATCACCGTCGGCTCGGATGTTGATGCGTAGAACCCGGTGAATCCGGCGGTGACCGACCGGCCGTAGATCTGGTTCACGGTGCCGGTGGTGTTGCCCGTGCCGGGCGTCGAGTTCGTGGCGTTGGTGCAGGTGCCGATCTCGACGAGTACCGCGGTATTCGCGGTCGACGCGTCGAAGCCGATCTCGACCGAGCGCAGGTCGATGCCGAACTGCGCCGGTGCGATGACGGCGAGGATCGTCTTTGCGGTAGCGGCGGACAGTGCGACCGCCGCGCCGGTCTGAATCGCGTAGCCAGCCTTGGCCATGTCAGTCGCTTCCTTCTATTCGGTGACAAAAGTGCCCGCACGTCGATGGTCAGGCGGCGAGCGCGCCCGCGTAGTAGTCGGCCCAGCGGCCGGAGTCGTTTATGCGAACCCGCCGGAGCGGTACTTCTCGGCCAGCGCCTGCGCGGCCGGGCTGAGTTGGACGCCGCCGGTCCCGCGGGACATTTCAACCCGGTAGTCGTCGATCTGCTCAGCCATCGTGGTGATGTCCGGTCCCATGTACATGGCGCCCGCCGTCTCGAGGACGGCGCCTTTCACGTCGTCGGGCACCGTGGCGTAGCCGTAGGTGTAGTCCACCTCGACCAGCTCGGGCGGGAACCCGACGTATGGGGCCGTGGCGATCGTGGCGCCCCAGATCCGACCCCATCCGATGACCCGGTACAAGTTGTTCATGACCGGCGTGTAGTCGGTTGGCGACAGGGTCACGCCGGCGACGCGGACAGCCTGAATGGAGATCAGTGGCTCTCGCGGAATGGAGATGACCGGCTGGCCGCGACCCTCAATTTGGTAGGTGGAGGTCGTGGCGCTGAACTTCGTCGCCGCGGCCGTCTCGAACAATGCTGACGCGACAGTGAGTGCCTGGTTGGCGGTTGAGGTGTCGACATCCTGCTTGAGATAGGAGGCCAGTTCGGAGGCCGTGGCCAGTTGCGACACCGAGCCTCCTTAGGTCCCGCTCAGCCCTGCTGCTTGGTTGGCGTCCGCCGGCCCTGTGGCGCCCGGTCGACCTTGGTCTCGTCGTCGGGCTCGCCTGCCGCCTTCTTGCGGGCAGTTGCGGCGCGCTCGACGGTCACACCGAAGGCCGCGAGGCGCTTCTCGGCTGCCCTGCGCTGCTCGGCGTTGCTCGCGCCTTCCATCTCGTTCATTGCCTGCTGCACGTGCGGGGGCTGCTTGTCGGTCATGGGCGTGCCTCCTACGTTTCCTGGACGACGAGACCGACGGCGGCTAGGACCTTCTGGCACCGGGTGGCCGTGGTGCCCGTGCCACCACAGTTGGTCCACTCGTTGAGTGCCCGCTGCGCCTGTTGGGCGTAGCCGGGCACCAGCGTCGGCATGTAGGTCGTCGTCTTGTCGGTGTAGCCGCCGGTCTTCTTCGTGACGTTCACGAGCGCGGCCGCGAGGGTCAGCGCCTGCGGGCCGCTGGTACCGGTCGCGTTGCCGTCCATGACCGCGTGACCCGCGTCTGTGACCGACAGGACCTTGCGTCCGGACGTGTTAGTGGTGGTCACCGTCCGGCCGACGTCCGTGGCGACGAAACCGCCAGCGGAGTCGACGAGGCTGGGCTGGCCGCTCACCACGGACACGGTTGAGCCGAAGACGTGGCTTGCCGCGCCGGCTTGCTTGATCTGGGTGGTCGTCATGGACTGTCCCTAGTAGACGAAGAGGTCGACGGTGTTGGTCACGTTGGTGTTCGCCGACGTGGTTACCCGCAGGAAGGTCCACGGGAAGTCGACGGCCACGAGCTTCCAGAACGTCGCTGCGGTCGTGATGACGAACGTCGCCGACGTCAGGGTGCCCGGCGGACCGCCGGCGGTGGGCAGGTCCTGCATCGGGGCCGCGAACCAACTCGCGCCATCCGGCGACACCTCGACCAGGTAGGTGCATGTCGGGGTGGCGCCGATCGTGGTGGTGATTCGCAGCAGTGCCGGCACGCCGGTCTTGTCCGGGCGTCGCTGCACGATATTGGTGAGGACGCCGTTGGTGCCGGCGAGAGCCGTTGCCAGGTTGCTGCTCTGCCCGGCGCCAGAGTTGACGAGCGTCGCCACCCGACCTCCTGTTCAGGTTGCGCCACCCGCGGCGGCCTTCTGGCCGCCGCGGGACAGCAGGATCAGGAACCGCTGAAGGTCGGGGTGATGAGACCGGTACCGTCGATCTTGATCGCGGAACCGGTGAACCGGCGGAAGGTGTACGCGAAGTACCCGTACAGCACCAGCAGGACGCCGAGGCTCGCCGCAGCGGGCTGTTCGGCCCGGATGAACACCGGGGCGTCCGGGCTTTCCCAGAGGTGGCATTCCCGGGTGGCCGTCACGTAGATCTGGTCCTGGTTGGTGCCGGCACCGAGGTTCGTCTCCAGGTTGGCGTCCACCACGACGGACAGTCCGCACGCGAGGGTGCCGCGGATGCCGGCCGCGTAGGCGATGCCCTGGTTGACGCCGGTGGCCTGAACCGGCCCGGAACCCGGCGTGAAGATCATCGGCCAGTTTGGGCCGACCGCCGAGAGCATGCCGTACCAGCGGCGCGGGTGCATGATCGCGATGTCCGGCTGGGCCCAGGCGAGGAGGTTCGTCTCCACCGTGGACATGGCCTGGACGATCTGGCCGTAGATCTTCGGCGTGGTCGGCGACGCATCCGTGTAGGTCTGCGTCGTGGCCACACCCTTCAGGCCGGTCGTGGCCTGCAGGATCAGAGTGTTGTCGAGGGTCGTGGCGTAGCGGCGGAACAGATCGTCCATGACCACGCCATCCACGCCGGTACCCCGGTCCAGGGCCTGACGGGACAGAGTCTGCTGACCGGCGATCGTCTGCACGTTCTCCGTCAGCAGGGTGTCATCGATGTTCGTCTCCGACACGGCCGAGTTCTCCGACGCCTGCAGCGCCGCGGATGTCGCGGTGGTGATGCGGGAGATGTTGATCGTCATGCCATCCGGCGGCAGATCGTGGTGCGTGCACACGTTCGCGAACGGGCGCAGCGCGGCGACCGCCGGGGCGTACATCTCGGTCAGGTACTGCGGCACGGTCAGACCAGCGAACGCACCGGTACCCGCGGCACGGGTCAGGTACTGGGGGCGCTCGACACGCTCCTCCTGCATGTGCCGCAGGATCCGCTGCTCCGACTCCAGGTCGCCGTACATCTGACGGCGGACCACGTCGGTGAGGAACAGCGTCCCGTCCCGGTCGCGACCCTTGTGGTAGGTGCGCTCCTCGGCACCCACCCGGGCCACCCGGTCGTACTTCGGCCGCTCGACCCCCGGGTTCGCGCCGCGTTCGTGCAGCGCCACCTCGACGTCGTCCTCCATTGCCTTCGCCTTGCGGGCGTTGGCCAGCTTCGACTCGATACCCGTCAGGTCGCGGGCGGCGATGTCACGCTTCTCGAACGCGGACTTGACGTCGGCGTCCTCTTCCTCGGTGAGGTTTGCGCGGCCGTCGTTGCGGGCGGTCGCGAGGATCGTCTTGACCTCGGCGATGGCACGGTCGCGGCGCTTGAGGGCCTGGTCCCGTTCCACCTCGATGGACAGGATCAGCTCTTCCATGGTGGGCATGTCAGATTCCTTCGGTAGCAAGCGATGTGGGCTTGCTCCCGCGCGCTGGTCGGCGCTGCCGGTCTGACTGCCGGTGTGCGTGTGTCAGCTGCCCGCGCCGGTCTGACTGCCGGGTCGGGTGTTCGCGTGAGCGTGGGTGGTTCGGACGCCGCCGGTCTGACTGCCGCGCGGTGGGACTGCCCGATCAGGCGTCGAGCAGGGCTTCGATGTGGGCCAGGGAACGGCCGCGGGTGGACACCACCGGTGCCGGGGTGTCGAGTCGGGCTTCGATGGTGGCGATGTCGCTGCGCAACTGCAGCCGGGCCACCGCGGCGCGTGCGGCCCCTGCGGGCAGGTGATCCAGGTCGGCCAGGATCTCCCGGGAGCGGGCGGCGACGTCCGTGTACGGGTTAGCGCCGTAGTTGACGGCGGACACGTCGCCCCGGTCGAGGTCCAGGTCCTGGATCCGGAAGACCTGCATGTCGTTGGTCCAGATGCCGCCGTCCTCGCCGAGCATGAACGCGAAGCTCATCTCGGTGACGTCGCGGTCCTGAATGGCGACGACCAAGTCGGAGACGTCCTGCCGTTTCGGGTTTAGCCACGCCTCAACCGCCAGGCCAACAGAGTCCATGCTCAAGCGGAGAGAGTCGTTGGTGGTGCGGGCCATGGTGACGCCCTTGTGGTTGACCAGGAAGGCGACGTCTGGGCTGGAGGCGAGGGTCCGGGTGAATGCGTCCCCGTCGATGACCTCCATGTACGGCCCGAAGGTGTCCCACATCTCGTAGGGGGTGTTTACGACCGAGGCGTGCCCGATGAGGTGGTACCGCTCCTGGCCCTTGTAGTCGACGAGCTCGGCGCGCAGCTGCGCGGGGAACGCCGCCATCCGCGCCGACGAGATGCCGGTGGGGGCGGTGCGCTGCGCCACAGCGGTCGGGGCGGCGTCACCACTACGTAGCCGGGCCGCGTTGCGTCGGTCGGCGTCGCTGGATGAGCGGGCGATCACCATCGCGCCCCCTTCGGTACGGGTCGGTGTGGTGTCGCGCCACGGCGGTGCCGGGGCTGCGCGGCGGCCGGCGTAGCGGTACTGCCCCAGGTCGAACGACCGGGTCATGGCATTGCCCAACTCCGGGTCGGGTGGGCCGGCGGGTGGTTCCTCGACGCGGTCAGCGAGACCGGCCGCGACTGCCTCGCGGGCGAACATCCACGTCTCGGCGAGCATGAGATCCCGCCATGCGGCGATATCACCACCGGCGCGCATGCGGTAGATCTCGGCGATGTTGTCCGATTGGCGGCCGAGGAACGTGGCCATCTTGGCCATGTCCTCGGCATTGCCGTCCTGCATCGCCGACGCGTCGTGGATCATCATTTGCGAGCCGGGCATCATCACGATCTCATTCCCGGCCATCGCGACCACCGAGGCGGCCGACGCGGCGAGCGAGTCGATATACGTCACGATCCGGGCCGGGTGGTGGTTGAGCGCGTTGTAGATCGCGATCGCCTCGAACACCGACCCACCCGGCGAATTGATTCGCACATTGATCGTCGGGGCGGTGATCTGCTCGAGGTCGGCGACGAACTGGTCGGCCGCGATACCGAAGGACCCGCCGATCTCGTCGAAGATGAACACCGTCGCCGACTCATCGGGCGAGGTGCCCCGGGCGGTGGCGCTACGGATCGCATACCAGGGCAGCCGCATACCTGGCAGATCGGCCACGGTCGCGCCAGTGCGTTCGGCCTGCTCGACGAACCGCGCCGCGGTTCGGGCGACACGGCTCTGCAGCCGGCGCACATGGGGGCTGGGCGACGTCATTCGACGACTCCTGTCTCCGGCTGGCCGGGGAATGACGCGATAGCGCGAATCGGCGGCTCGTAACCGTCCACATCCCAATCGGCCGCGACCGAGCGCAATGACCGCGGTGTAGCGGGAGCCTGGGTGAGGGTTTTCGCCGGGAACAGCCGGTCGAACTCGGCATACTGCGAATCGGTGAACGGGGGAAGGTTGTCCAACTCCCGCGCCTCGCTCGGCGCCATCTGCCGCGACGCGATCTTCGTGGCCATGACCTGTGCCCGTGTCTGGGGGTCCATCCGCAGCAGCGCGTCGGTGTTGAGCTTTACGTACCGCGGTTGCGGCAGCAGCTTCGAGAGGCGCAGTTCGCGGCGGTAGATCGCTGGCTGAAGGTTCATGATGAGGAACTGCAGGTTGCGCTGCGAAATGTTCGCGTAGGTGATCGTCCCGGTGGACACGGCGGCCTCGATCAGGTCACCGGGTGCGCCGAAGAACCGGGCGATGTCGGTGATGCCGTACCGCTTACCCTCGATCCATTCCACGCCCTGGTTCTGGGCCTGCATGAAGTCGTACTCCCAGTCCGCGCCGTACACGAACAGGTCGCCGTTCTGGGTGGTCGCCCGGTAGCGGGACTTGACCGCCTCGGCTTCTTCGTTCTTGATCGTCTTGGCGGTGTTTTTCATCCGCGCCTTCGGCACGGCGCCGCCGGCGAACCAGGCCAACGCGAAGTCCTGAATGCTCAGGTACTCCCCGATCGACCATGCCGCATACGCCACCGGGGACAGGCCAACCTCGAGCCCGGCCACCGTGTACTGGCGCTCGTGCCACACCTTCGACGGGTCGTAGCTCTTGCCAGCAATCCGGTAGGTCACCACGCCGTCCCGGGACTGGACCGAACATTCACCGAGCGGCTGAAGGTCGATCCGCGCCGGCAGACCCAGCGCGTTGACCTCGGTAATCAGGCCGATCACGTTCCCAGCCCGATCGAGATCAACCTGTGAGGAGTACAGCCACTCGCAGATGTCGACCCGCTCGCCGCCCGGATTTACCAGGATCGGCGGTTTCGGCATCTCCACCTGCATGCCCTGGACCCGCCGAAACACGTCCATCGGCATCGTGGAGATCAGATCCGCACGCAGGCGCAGACACGCCCAGACAGCCGAGTGTCGCATCGCCGAATCATTGGTGACGGTGACGGCGCCCTGCTTCTGCCCCGACCGGATCGGGATCAGCGCCTGCGCCCCGGGGATACCGAAGAATTCCCGCTTCTGCTTCTGGGCCGCGGCAATACGATCTAGCAGGCCCACGGGTCACCCCATTCGATTACGAGCGCGCGGGCCCGGCGTTCGGAATCGACTACCGGTCAGATGATGCGGCAGGCTTACGGCCCTCCTGCCAGCCGACCCGCACGGCCACAGCCGTCCAGGCCAGCGCCAGCCAGAGGACACTGAACGTCTTCGCGACGACCCAGCCCAGCCCGAACAGCAGACCCGCAATCATGGTCAACACGGTGCGCCAGAAGTGGGTTTCGCGGGCCTCGCGGTTGATCTTTTCGACCGGCACCCGGGCAAGTACGTCATTCAGGAGCGCCACGGCTCAACCTCCGGTCAGAAGACACTGTCGAGCACGTCGTAGTTGCTGGCTTCAGGCATAATCGCGGCCGCTTCGAGCGCGAGTACCGCCCCGATGCCGGCGTCGATCTTCGCCCGGTCCGGACCCTTGACGAACACGAACTTCGTCCGGCCGTCGTCCTCGTCCTCCCGAACCCGGACCTTCCGCTTGTACATGTTCAGCACCTGCTGCGACAGAGCCGGCGATCCGTCATGGGTGTAGGTGCCTTCGGCCAGAGCGGTGGTGAACCGGTCGCAGGCCCGCCACATCCGAGTCGGCTGGTTCGTGTCGAACAGCACGACGGTCTCCTCGCCGTACTCCTCGATCCAGAACTCGATCTCGGTCTGCCACTTCGCCGGGTCGCACAGCATCAGCCCGACCTCGTAGTAGGCCATCACCTCGGCCAGTCGGGACCGGATCTCCGTCCGCGGTACCCGCCACGTCTTCGGCGCATCATCGGGCCGCTGCCACACCTCGATCTCGAAGGTGTGCGGCACACCGTCTACCAGCGTGCAGCCGATCAGGACGGTGCAGTCATCCGACAGCGACCCGTCGAACCCCAGCCCGATGTGCGCGCCTGGTGGGACCACGATGTCGGGCCGGGCCAGGTGCTCCCACCGCTTCGTCTCCACCGCTTTGCGGCGGTCGTCGACGTTGTGGTTGAAGTAGAACCGCTCCGAGTCTTCCCATGTGGACTCGGGGTCGCGTACCTCGGCGAGGATTCGGTCCAGGTCGATCCACCACGCGTCGCCGTAGGCCACCCGAAGGGCCGCCTTCAGCGTCTCGTCGTCATCCTCGGGCTTGACCGGCGGGGCCTCCACCGCGTCGTAGTAGATGCCCGGCGCACCGTCGAGGATCGCCTTGTGGGTGGCCTCGGCCACCGAGTCCTCACCCGGAACGAAGCTGTTCGTCGTCTCGTAGGTGCGGCCGCCCATCTTCGCCACGTTCCGGCGAAGCGTTCTTGCCAACCTCCGACCGCCGTTCGTCGGCGTCCAAAGGTGCGTCTCGTCCAGCACCCCGTACGTGACCCGCTGACCCTCCCGGGTACCAGCTGACGCGGTGACCGGCTCCAACTTGCCCGGCCGGTCCCGCAGGTAGCAGCGGGTCAACCCGGCATCGATGCGCAGCTTGTCGGCCGCTGAGCCGTCGTTCGCGGTGAGGAACTCGTAGATCGCGGCGTACGTGTTCTCGGTCTGGTCCTCCGACACCGCGGCGATCTGCACCCAGGGAGTTGACGTCCCGCCGGTGCCCCACGGTCTGCCGACCGGTTCGCCGGCGGCATCCCAACCGTCGAACAGCACCTCACCGGCCAGTTCGGCGATCGCCTTCGCCGCCTCGACCGGTGACTTACCTCGGCCCTTCGACCGCCTCGACGCGCCGCGCCGGTGCACGAACCGGCCCGTCTTCGGGTCCAGCGCGTACCACTCGACGAGGATCAGCGCCTGCTCGTCGGTGAAGACCAACGGCTCGTTCTCGTCCCGTGGCGAGGAGAGGTGGTCTGACCACCAGTCAAGGAGGGCCCAGCCTAGGGAGGGGAAGTCGTTCTCGTGCTGCGGGCCGCGCCAGGGCACTCAGGCCGACTTCACCGCGCGCAGCCGGTCGTACCGGCTGGCCGGCTTCTCCTCGGGCTGCGGGCTCGCCGCGATGGGCGTGACCTGCATCCGCAGCCTGGCCCGGTCCTCCGGGGTCGCCCCGAACTTCGCCGCCCGAAGCCGCAGCTCGGACGCGAACTCCCACCGGCCCTTCAGCCACATCGTGTGATGCATCAGCGCCGTGTCGAGCAGGAAGTCCCAATCCGTCTCGGTGAAC